GATCCGGACGCCCATGGTGTTGAGCCCGGTCAGGCCCGACCACGCGAAGGTATAGCCAGCCGTGGGGATCATGATTCCCGGCTCCGGCGCGGCGTGGTACAGCAGCGCGTCTTTCGACGCGATGAACGACATGCCGGTCACGGCATTGCCCTGGGTGTCGGTCGCGATTTCCTGGCCCGACTGATAGACCGCCTTCGAAACGATGACGCGGTCGACGTCGAATGCCGCGGCGAGCAGTTCCGGCGACACTTTCGAGGCGTCGGCCCGGGTGGTGTACTTGATGCGGTCGATCACGAGCGGATGCTTGCGCAGCGCCTGGTAGACCGGAAACGACATCAAGAGGCCGTTGGCCTCGAAACCGGTGTTCTGCAGGATGTTCGTCTGCGCGGTGGCGATGTCGGTGAACGGATCGCCGTTGGCGTCATCATTCCAGAATGCCGGCGTCGCAGTGCCCGGCGTGCCGCCGGCAGTGCCGGTGACGTCAGTGTTCCATACGCTGTTGACGAGATACTTGCCGACGAAGAAACGGTCGCGCCGGATCAGCAGCTTCTGCATGCAGAACTTCGTACAGGCCACGTCCATGTTGACGGCCGGGTCGGCATTGCGCCGCGTCTGGCCGCCGAGATCCTTGTGATAGGCCCACACGTCCGCGGAATAGGAGTTGTTCGGATTGAGGTTGAAGCCACCGCCCGCCGACTCCGTCGCGTCGGCGCGCTGCTGCGCCTCGTCGCGATAGAAGTCGTCCTTCGAGAAGGCGAAGAACTTGTCCGACTGAAACTCCACCGGCACGATCGGGAAAACCTTGTCGGCGATGTAGTAGCGCTCGTCCTGGATATAGGCGGTTGCGATCTGCGTCAGTGCCGCCTGGATGTGGACTTGTGAGAGTGTGGGTTGCGGCATCTGAATACCTCCGCAAATCGTCCCAATGGCTCAGCGTGCACCAAGTGATAACAACGCTTGTTATCGCTGTGAGACAGCGCTTTGCTTTCCGATGGGCTCTGCATGTGGACTTGACGGCGTTCATCCACGGGAATGCGGGCGCTCATGCGCGCGCGGGCGTCTTGCCGAAGGACGTTTGTTTGGTGGGGGAGATTGTGAGCAACGACACAGCGAGTGTCGTCAGAGTGTCGTGATTAGGGGATGAGCGGCCTGCCGCCGATCATGGATGGAAGCACCAATTTCTGTCGTCCATCTGTTCCTCGAAGCACCTCATAGACTTTGATGCAGCCGACGATGTGCGCAAGAAACTCCTCAGACGAAAGAGTGATGGTGCCTTCAGGAACGGGATGGCTGTCTTTAAGGATAATCACCTGCGCCTGATTAGTGGCACGGTTCACAGCGACCGCAAGAGTGCGCTCGGGCGCTCTCTTGTTGTCCCAATTGATCAGAAGCGTATCGCCAAGCGGATTATCCATCGCGTGCATGCTTTAGCTGCTCTTGGATGCCGGCATGACCACAGCGGTGACGACCTGATTCTGCGCTGTGGCAGCTTCCAAGGTGTAACCGACCGCATAGTTCGTGCCAGCAGTCGTCCACACGATGACGCGGCCGCTGCCGTCAGTCATGAGAGCAGCGCCAAAAGCAAGAGCGCCGGCAACGCCGTTGATCATCTTGGTCACGCCCAAGAATCCGATGTCGGCAACAAAGCCGAGCGGCGGATCATTCTGGAGGATGCCGACGGGAAGCACGGTCGACGCCCCCGCATTGGTGACGGTGCGGCCTGCGGTCACCAATGTCATGACGAGGAACTGACCGCTGCCATTGAACCCGTTGAGGCTGGCGCCAGCGGCCATGTTGACGGCGGCGGTGCATTGAGAATGATGCAAGAGGGGTGCTTCGGTGGCCATGGCGGCGCTCCGTTAGGGCAAAGGGCCGCCGTGGCGCTCAAAGGCGCGGGCCAGCCGATGTTGCGGGAGAAAAGACCGTTGAGCCGGGTCGCAGCCCCGGACATCGGGATTCGGCCCTTGGCGGATTTGCTTGCCTTGAACTCAACGGTACTGCGATTTTGCCGGGAAGGAATCGGCACGCAGCCGCCTAAGCCGCTTCGTTGCCGCCGGAGAATTTGGCCAGGCGCTCGGCCTGGACCAGCTTCTTGTTGGCCGGGTCAGCATACACCTTGGCGAACGCCTGCGCCTCGGTGAGCTGCGGCTGCGTCTTGCGCAGTTCGGTCGCCTTGGCCACCAGCTCCTCGTAAGGCGTCATCACGACGTCGCGGCCGTTGGCGCCGAATTCCTTGAACACGCCACCCTCTTTCGCCGCGGCGATGGCCGACGTCATGTCCTTCTCGAATTCCTCGACGGCGGCCTTTTCCTCGGGCGTCTTGGCGTTCTTGCACATGGTCATGAACGCCTTGCCCTTGGACGCCTGCAATCCCATCGCCTCGACGCGCTTGGTGAACAAGGCGAGCTGCGCGTCATCCTCAAGCTGCGCGACGCGCTTGGCGAGGGCCTCTTTCTCCGATTGCACCTTGGCGAGTTCCAGCGATTCAACGAGCGCATCGCCGCCGCGCTTGCGCATCATCTCACGGCGCTCGGCATGTTCGGCGCGGCGGAACTTCGCCTTGGCTTCGTCGTCTTCGAGGCCATCATGATGCGCGCGTTCCTCTTCGGTCATCTCGGCCTTTTCGAGCCTGGCCTTGAGGTCGGCCGCCTCCTTGCGCAATTTCGCAATTTCGTCGTCCTTGGCCTTCTCGGCGGCGCCGGTCAGCTTGGCGACGGCGGCGGTGATCTGGTCGGCGGTAGCATCAGCCGGGAGGCCGAGCGCCTTTTTCAGTTCTGCTGACATTTCGATCTCCTCGGGAGCGTCCGGGCTGCCCCCGGACAAGGCTTTGGTGAGGTCGGCCGACAGCTCCGCCATGTGCGCCGTGAACTCATCGACCGTCCTGTCGAGCATCGCCGCCTTGTCGACCGTCTCATCGTCGGCATCGACGATCGAGCGGATGCTTTTGAGCAGCGCGGCGCGCGCCTTGCCGAGCCGGCCGCCCCAGAACGCATCGACGACATCGGTGACGAGGGAACGCTTGAATGCGTCGGACAGCTCCGATTCCAGGCCGAGCGCCTTGGCCCGGGCGCGGATGTGCGCCTTGGTCCTGGCCGGATTCTTGGAGCGGCCGATCGCCCGCATCGCGTTGTGGAGGTCGGTGGCGGTCTTGATCGGGAACGAGTTGCCCGTCAGTAATCCGGGACCAAGGACGAATGTCCCAGTTTCAGGTACGGTTGCGCAGAAGACTTCCTCTGCTTCTTGGATACGCCCAATTTTGGTGATGAACCAGCAAGGTACTTCCGGATCTTCTCCAGGCCGATGCGTTCCACCCAGCCGAGACTCGTATTGCAGTTGTGACAGAGAAGGCCGCGCACCATCAAGGTCGTATGGCAATGATCGATCGCCAATCGATTCCAGCGCACCGTCTCTTCCGCCTTGCCGCAAAGAGCGCAAACCGCTCCCTGCTTCTTCAGCATCGCGTCGTAGTCCGCCTGCGCGAGAGCGTAAAAGCGCAATTTCTTTTTTTTGTTCTTCTCTGAAATCTCCTCGCGATGCGCCTTGGCATATGCTCGCACTCTCTTTTTGACGCAGTTCTTGCAGTCGCGACGATAGCGACCGTCCTTTCTTCTCCAGGAAAAGGCACTCAGCGGTCGCGTCTCGCCGCAAAGCGAGCATATCTGCGTCTGTTTTTGTGCGCGCGTTTTTGGCGATGAAGTGAGTGGGAGGTTGTAATATCTCTTCCGGAACTTTTTCTTCGAACATTCCTTGCAGTCGCGTGTCAGATATCTCTGCCCTTTGTACCCGTTCGCGACATAATACTCTGTGAGAGGAAGCAGTTTGTCGCACGTCCGGCATTGACGCTCGCCCGGCTTGGCGAGATTCTTCCTTGCAGCCATTGATCGCTCCACACAGCGGTTCGTGGTCAGGGATGGCAGCGCATGTCAGTGCGCATGCCGTCCCGCTAATAAATGGAATTGTATCACCTTGTGACAAGTCGCGGGTCATCACTTCGGTGCCATCGGACAGAATCCAGCGATGGCCGAGCGACGCCTTCACTGAGAACATGGCCGGCCCGCAGGCAAATTCAATTTCGACGACAGGCTTTCTGCCATAGCTGGCGATCGTCGCTTTCTCCCATCGACCGAACCACTCGCTGTCTGAGGTGAGAACGTCAACTTCAGCGCCAACGAGTTCGGCAATCGGAAACGTCCCTGCCTTGGTTATGATCGGAGTATCGCCCGTGACGCAGCCGTCAGGCTCGGCGGCGCCGCTTTCGGCGTCCGATCGGCGTTCTTCCTCGCTGAATTCGCGCTTCCAATAGGGCTCGTCATATTTCGCGATGAGGGCGGCGATGGTCTCGCCGCCCTCCGTTTCGCCGGCAGCCTTGCCGATGGCGGCATTGGCGACGCGGATCGCGTAGCCTTCGTCGCCCTTGTCCGCCAGTGCGGCGTTGGCGATGGCCGCCCAGCGCTTTTGTTTTTCCGGCGTGTCGGCCTTCTTGGTGTGGCCCTGGGCATCACTCGGCTGCCACGGCATGGTGTCGTCCTCGCGCTTGAGAATTTTCATGCGGGCATGCGCCTGCGCCGGGTTGTCCACCGCCGATATCTCATCGAGGCGGAAAACGCGCATGATGCGGCGCCGGGTGTGATCGAGCTTGTTCATGTGCTGGACCTCGATCGCCGCGCTGCAGCCGCAAGGCCTGCGAGCCGAAGGTCTCCGGACGTCAACGCCCGCGCCGGCCAGGATGGCCAGGCCAGCGTTCATCCCGGTGATCGTCCTCCCGAGGCTGTCCGTGCGAACTTTCAGCCGGTATCTGGAACGACGACACATAGGCCGCATAGGCGCTGGCAGAGAGGTTATCGGCCAGCCAGGCTGCCGAGCCCGGTTCGTCGGCACCGGACCGGCGATTGTCATCCTCCAGAGACCGGACCAGGCTCGCATAGGCGCGGGCGGACAGATTTTGTCCGAGCCAGGAGGCTGAGCCGGGGACCTGTGCCACGACAGGCGGCGTGGGTGCGGGCGCTGGCGGCGCTGGCGGCGCTGGCGGCGCTGGCGGCGTGGGCGCTGGCGTGGGCGGTGTGGGCGTTGGCGGCGTGACGTTCCCGCCCAAATCGTTGAAGTCGGTCACCATCGCCGCCCAGGCGAGGCCGGTGGGTGCGAGCTGGGACGCCGTGTTGATGCTGTCCTGCATCAGCACGCTGTAGCACTCGCCGCCGGCACTCGCGACGGCGTATGTGGCGAGCCACTGCGGCGTCACATAGCCCCACATTCCCCAGGTCAGCAGGACGTAATAGAGGGTGCCGTTGACGAGGACGTAGCCGACGATCGGGAAGCAATGCCCGTTGTCCGGGTCCGGCGGGTTGCTCGTATCGCTCCAGACGAAGCCGTTTGCGGTCGGCATGTTGCTGGTGATGTCGTCCGGCAGATTGGCACCGATCACATCATTCTCGAACAGATAAATACTCTGCTGCAATTCGGTGGCATCGGTCGCATCGACCGAGAGCCAGCCCGCGGGCGCGTTCGCCATGGTGCCGATCGGCGCGCCCTGCGCTTGCCAGGCCTGGAAGGTCGGGACGATATCGCAGCCCTGGTCGCTTGCCGGAGTGCCGTTGTAGCCGCACCAGCCGTACATCGCCAGGATTTGCGCCTGGGTTTCGATCAAGCCGCCGGCCGGATCGTCTGCGTTGCCGGTGCACACGCCGACGACGTGACCAGGCCCGGCGGCGATGACACAGTCGCCGTAGATGTCGTTGCCATACATCTGGCTGACGACATTGGGGACGAGAGTCGCGTAGTTGATCGAGGCTGGCGGTGCCGGCAGCGCACTGCGATTGAGATAGCGCCGGAGCGGCATGACGCCCTTGACGGGGAGGATGGGCGGCATCCGGCGTCCGAGCGCGTACTGCCTGCCCGTTGCCGGGTGCGTGATGATCTTGACAGACATTCGGTGCTCCTGTGCCCGTCGAAGACGGGAGTATGGGGGGTCAATCCTCGAGCTCTTCGTCCTTGACGCGTGAACCCCCGATCGAAAATCCCGTGTAGGTGCCGTCGCGGAATTTCGCGAGCACAGCCGGATCGTCCGGCTTCATCGCGATCATCAATCCGGTCGTGGCGGTGACAATTTCGAACGCCTTGGCGATATCGGTCGTCAGCGGCCAGGCAAACACGATGCGGCCCGCGACGTCGCCGACATGCATCACCTTGGCGGCGCCGGACTTGAGCATGAAGTCGACCGTGGCGCCGAGCATCGCGTCCTCGGGAATATGATCGCCCTGCAGGTCGAAATAATCCTCGCCGTCCTGCCTGCAGATGATCGCATAGCCGAGCACCAGGCCGTGGCCGTCATCGACCTTGAGAACGCGCGCGGCGACGCGCTTGAGCGCATTCGACAACCGGCCGACGTCCTTGTAGCGCACCACTGCGGTGTCGCGGCCTTTCAGCCAGTCCGACGCCAGCCGGTGGTGGCCGTCCATGATCAGATTGCGGCCGTTGCCGATATGCACGACGACCGCCGGCTTCCTCGGATGGAAGCCTTCCGATGCGCCGATCGCCAGGACCTTCTCCGGATCGACGCGGTTCTGGATCGCCGTCAACGCGTCCAGCCGCATCTCCTTGAGTTCCAGCTTGTCGGGATCGGTGACCGCGCCGAACACGCGCGGCACCTGGTCGGGCCGCACCTGCGCCAGTACGGCGCCGTGATACTGGAACGGCGTCTTCGCCGTCTTGTCGTCGTAGCGCGCGAGGCGCCGCCGGATAGTGAGCGCGGTGCGCACGTGCACCCCGGTCGAGGTGACGTCCTTGATCAGGTCGGCGAACGACATGGCGGCCATGCGGGCATCTCTCCGTCCTGAATGAACCGGCACCGGAGCGCCGGTGTCTCGCCCGCCTTGCTGGAAAAATGTAACGCACGGCGCTTGACAATTGATATGTCATACGCCATATTAGGTACATAAGAAACAGACAAGAAACTACGGCAGCGGACGTCATGGACCAAACGGAGACCGCCGCAGCCGCCCGAACCGAAAGCCCCCCAACGCAAGAGCGGGAAAGGGCGAATAGGGAGAAAACGAACCGAGAGGTTCCGGAGAGCGGGCCGCGCCGAAAGGATGCCATCCAGTCCGGCAACGTACTGGATCGAAGCCGGCCATAAGTCAGAACCCCACGGGGCGACGATCCCGGTAAAGCCCCGCCCGCTCCCCCGAACCTCTCACACAACGAACCGGACCCGGAAGGTTCGGCGAGCGGGGCCGCTGCAAGCCACAAGGGCAGCGGTAGCCAACAGGCCGACAGGCCGAAATGGTGCGTAAAGCCTCCCGGATGGGAGCGGCACGGCAACCCGAGGATGGCAGCGTAAGGACGCCGGCCCCGCTCACCGAACCTTCCGGCCGAAAGGAGACCACCATAACCAATGGAGACTTTCGAATGTCCCGCGATCTCTATACCGAAGTGACCAACCGGATCCTCGCCGAACTCGCGACCGGCGCCGTTCCGTGGGTCAAGCCGTGGTCGGCGACGCCCGGCCAGAACAGGCCTTGTAATGCCGTCACCGGCCGCCCCTACAGCGGAATCAATGTGATGTTGCTGTGGGCCGCGCGCGAGGCCGGCTACCGCACGCCGCGGTTTCTGACCTTCAAGCAGGCGCTCGATGCCGGCGGCCATGTGCGCAAGGGCGAGCACGGCTGGAAGGTCGTGTTCGTCAAGCAGGTGGTGGTCAAGGACAAGAACGCCGCACCCGGCGATGACGACACCAGGACGGTGCCGATGCTGCGCGAGTTCACGGTGTTCAACCTCGATCAGTGCGAGGACCTGCCGGAGAAGATCGTCAATCCGGCGAGCAAGGCGCCGCGCAACCACGACGTCCGCGACGCGCTGGCCGACGCATTCGCCGCCGCGACCGGGGCCGACATCCGCGAAGGTGCCGGCGAGGCATACTTCGCGCCCGGCGCTGACTTCATCAGCATGCCCGCCTTTGAAGCGTTCAGGAGCTCCGACCACTTCTATGCGACCGAGTTCCACGAGCTCGGTCACTGGACCGGCCACAAGTCGCGGCTGGACCGCGATTTCGGCAAGCGGTTCGGCACCGAGGCTTATGCGGCCGAGGAACTGGTCGCCGAACTGACCAGCGCGTTCCTGTGTGCTGAGTTCGACATGGACGGCGACCTGCGGCACGCCGGCTATATCGAGAACTGGTCGCAGCTGCTGCGCCACGACAGCCACGCGTTCTTTACCGCGGCGAGCAAGGCGCAGGCCGCGGCCGACCATCTGCGCGGGCTCGCCCTCGCCGATCAGCCGGAAGGCGAGGAACTCGCCGCCTGACCAATCCGCTCCGCTCTCCTGCCACGGGGAGCGGAGCGGCCTCCTCAATATATCAGCAGACGGCGCGCTCACTTGCGCGGCCGAACCAAGGAGACTTTCCTGATGCCTATCGACTTCTTCGACGTCGAGGCCTTGGGCGAGCTTGACGCGCCCCTGCCTTCGCTGACCGCGTCCGCTGCCGAGCGGGCGAACTTCTGGGCCGCATGGCGAACGGCATGCGCCGGCAAAGAGGCCGATTATCTCGACGGTGATCGTGCCGACCACCGCAAAGCGTGGGAGTGAACCTCCTCTGAGGACGGGGCGGCTCCGGCCGCCCTGGCCGCCGCCTGCTGAACGGGGGCGGCGTTTGTGTCACCGGGAAGCCGACAAGCAGACGGACGCACCGCTAAGGAACCCGAAACCGGGATCGCCGCAGCGGGAATGAAACGGAGCCCCCCACCGGTCCCGGTGACACATCACCAACCCGCGCCCTTGATAAACACCGCTTGCATTCGCGTATGGCTTTCGCCATATTCGCTCCATCGGCGGCGCGCGCACTTGCGCGGCCGAACCACGGAAACCCGCCATAATGAAACTCACGGCCTATCTCATCGCGCTGGCGCTGGCCGCGATCGGCGCCGCGGTGTCGCTCTATGGCCTGGTGCTGATGTTCGGCGTTGCCTTCCTGCCGATCGGTATCGGCCTCGAAGCCGGCAAGCTGACCGCCGCCGCCGTGCTGCATCATTCGTGGACAGCGCTCGGCCGGCGCATCCGCTACGCGCTGACCGGTATCGTCGTCACGCTGATGGTGCTCACCTCGTCGGGCATCTACGGGTTCACCTTGACCCGCTATCTCGCCCATGTCGCCTTGATCACCCGTCCGGCGGCCGAGCGCATCGCCGCGGCCGACGAGGCGGTCGCCCGGCAGGCCGGCAAGGTGGCCGACCTTGTCAAGCAGATCGCCGACATCGATGCTGCAGCTCAACCGATCGCCGCCGGCTCAACGCGGCGAGGAACAGAGAAGTCACTTAAAGCATCGGCGATCAATGCGCAGGCCGCCGCCGATGCCGCGGCTGCCAGGCAGCGTCTGGCCGACGATCAGCGCCGGCAGGCCCGTCGCAGCGAGCTGGCGGGCCATCGTGACGCCGAGGCGGCCGAGCTTAGCCGGCTGCGTGGCGTTCGCGCCGAGGCCGGATCGGAGCAGCAGGCCGCCGAGGCCGAAGTCGGGCCGGTCAGGGTCATCGCCGATGCGCTGGGCGTCGATCCCGGCAAGGTGGTGGCCGCCGCGGTGGCGTCGATCTATGACCCGCTGTGCGTGCTGCTGCTGCTGGCCGCCGGCCACAGGCCTGCCGCACCTGTCCAGGCGGTGCCCGCCTGGACGGTTGTCCAGACCGCGGCTGCCGCGCCGGCCGGGAAGCCGGCCCGCAAGAGCAAGCGCAAGGTCAGGGCGGTCCGCAAGCGCAAGCCGGCACTGGCGCCGGACTGGCGCAAACCGGAAACCGCAAATCCGGAAAATGACAACAGCAACGTCGTCCACTTAAAGAAATGAAGAAAGGCGGCTACGGCCGCCTTTCCCCTTGCGTTATTATATGGCATGAGCCATATAAGACGGCGCGTTCTACGTCACCGGCCTGCAGGCCGTCCATGACGCAATGTTTCAGGAGGGCGAGCACGCCCCGGAAAGGAATAGGCCTTGAAAACCATTCTTGTCGTCATCGCAGGATTGCTGGCGACGCTGGTATTTCTGCAACTCGAAGAGCACGGCTACATCGAGGGGCTGATGTACTCGGCCTGTGATCGGCTGACGATGCACCAAGGCCCCTACGTCGATGCAAGGATACGCGATTCCCTCGCCGTCGAGTGTGCGGGCGAGATGAAGCGCTCGGAAAGGAACACGCCATGACGACGATCGAGGAACTGGAACGCCGCGTGCGGACCGTCGAGGAAGAACTAACCGGCGAACGGCACGTCAGCCGGTATCAGGTCGAACAGGCAGTCCGCAACAGCGAGGTCCTGCTGGCGATAAGGTCCGAGATCGGCTCGGCCCGGCTGGACCTCAGCGCGCTCACTCTGCGGGTGGACGCGCTTGGCGGCGACATGGCATCGGTCAAGGCCGCGCTGACCATGCATGGACGCGCTCTGGACGTGCTGCAGCAGGATGTCCGGCAGCTACGGCAGGACGCGGCCGAATCGCGGCGCGGCCAAGAGGAACTGCACGCCCTCATTGATGCCGTCGAGCAGAACATGAACGCGAGGTTCAATGCCGTCGAGCAGAACATGAACGAGCGGTTCGACGCCGTGCTGGCGGCGATCCGCGCCATCGGGAGCACGCCATGAGCAGGAGCACGCCGTGACCGGCGCCGAATTCAAAACCATCCGCATCAAGCTTGGACGCGCGCCCGAGGCATTCGCCCGCGCGCTCGGTTACAGCGGCTCGGCGCAGTCTTGCCGGACCACCACCTACTGTTTCGAGAGCGGACATCGTGCGATTCCGGACACCGTCGCCCGGTTGGCCGTCATGCTCGGCCGCCATGGCATTCCGGACGCGGCTTGGTTCGATGGCGACGCACTCACCCGGCTGGTGGCGATGTTCCGCCATCATGGCGTACCTGCCGAACGTTCATTCGAGAGCAATGTCAATGCCGGCGCGTAGCCAGAGGCGGATGGTATGACGGATCCCGACCTGCATCCCGGCTATGCCGGGATATTCACCCGCGATCAGTGTCCGTTCGCGAAGTATCCGAACGGCACTCGCATCAAGAAAATCCTTTCGGAACCCGGCGACGGCAATTCCGTCGGCACGTTCGGCACCGTGCTCGGTTCGATAGGTCATCCGGATGTCGGCGTCGGCTATTTCGTCGAGTGGGACACCTTTCCGCGTTATGCGGTGTGGGTATCGGAAGGAAAGCTCGGATTGGCCTCGCGGCAGACCTAGCGCCGCCCGATCGTCCTGCCGTTGATGCTGAAACCTTCCGTGGGCTGCCGTTCGTTCTGGCGTGCCGGCCCCGGCCGCACCGGAGCCTTCTCGCCCCGGGGCGTCTCGCCGTTGATGGTGAAACCCTCGTCCCCACGCGGGCCAAGCACCGGCTGGCCGATGAACTCGCGCGCTGCCGCCCGCGCCTCGCGGTCGTTCGGATCGACCGGCCGGATCTGCGCCTGCCGCGGCACATAGCGGTCGACCGCCGGTTCCGGGATCGCCGGCAGGCCGCGCATCCGGCGCAGCCGGTTGTGAGCGGTGCGGAACACGGGCGACAGCTCGGCCCAGTGCGTTTCCTCGTAGCTCGCGCCCGGTGAGATTGCCGGCCGCCGCACCACCTTGACTAACGCCGGGGTGGCCGGTATGTCGCCGAACGCGCGGAACAGGGCCGCGTCGCTGATATTGTCCGGGCCCAGCCGTTGCCACAGCGGAATATCGTCGGTCATGCTGCACCTCAAATCCGCAACACGTTGCGGGAATCCGATCGCCGCCGGTTCAATGCGGCGAGGAAGCAAGCCCTTCAAGTGCCACTTAACCGATCGCCGCCGGTTCAACGCGGCGAGATTTCAATATGGCCGACTGGGCAGCCACGAGATGCGTCACGCAACCGATCGCCACCGGTTCAATGCGGCGAGATGCAGAAGGTCTCGGCGAACGGTGGCGCCAGGTCACTCAACCGATCGCCGCCGGTTCAATGCGGCGAGGATTTGTGCGGCGGTTGGCTAATCATTGGCGTTTACGAGTCACTCAACCGATCGCTGCCGGTTCAACGCGGCGAGACGAATCAAGTCAATAGATGAAAGATTCCACCGATGACTGATGATACTGCGCCCGATGACGGCGCCGGATATGCCGTGACAGTGCAGAAATACGGCTTGCTGCCGCCCCGCGATTGGGATGCGGCCTGCGAGGATGAATTGCGGGGCATGACGGCGTTATGGAACCGGCTGGTCGAGATCGAGACGGTCCATCGTGCTGCCGTGCTGGCGCTGACGGCGGCCGACGCTGCGGTCGCCGCGGCCGATGGAGATTATGAGGCCGTCCTCGAACGGCTGCGCGCGGTGCGCGAGAACCGCGCCGGACAGCGGAAGGCGGCCCGCAAGAAGGTGAAGACGCCGGAACTCGATGCCGAGATCGAGGAACTGACGGCACGGCTCAGAGACGCCGGCACAATCCGCAAAGAGGCGCGTCGCGCTGCCCGCGCCGACGCCAAGCCGCAGCTCGACGCGCTCAATAAGGAGCGCAAGGAAGCGGTAAAGATGGCGCGGCAGCAATCGGGGCTCTACTGGGGCAACTACAACGCCGTGGTCGCGTCCTATGAGCGCGGACGCATGCTGGCGGCGAAGCGCGGCGGCGCCCTGAAATTCCGCCGCCATTGCGACCGGCCGGAAAACGGACTGAGCAGCGCCCGCATCGTCAACCAGATCCAGGGCGGCACCACGGCTGCCAGGCTCATGGCCGGTGAATGTTCGCAAGTGCGGCTGGCGGGGCTGCAGCCGGCGACATGGAAGTGGCGGCCGGATGTGCCGCGATCCAGCATTCGAGGCGGCAGAAACGGCAACCGTCAGAACGGGATTCTGTACGCGACGATCTTCCGCCACGACAATGTCCGCCGCCAGGTCGCGTGGCCGATCATCTATGACCAGCCCATTCCCGAGGACGCCATCATCCAGGAAGTCATCGTCACCCGCCGCAGTGTCGCCGGTGCGTTCGAGTGGAGCGTGTCATTTCTGCTCCGCATGCCGGCGCTGGCAGCGCCGGCCAGGGACGATACGGCGTGCGGCATCGACCTCGGCTGGCGGCGCCTCAATGACGGCATCCGGGTGGCGACGATCGTGACCGGCGACGGTCCCGATGACCGGCAGTTCATTGTGCTGCCGGAGATCTTCATCCGGCGCCAGAACCGCGTCGCCGAACTCGATTCTATGCGCGCGCTCGCGGCCGACAAGGCGCGCGCGCCGCTGCGGGCGCTGACCTGGCCGGACGCGCCAGAGGCGCTGCGCCCGCTGGCGATGAAGGCGCTGCGCACCAAGCGGTGCGAACACCTCCATGATCTCGCGGTGGCGTGGCGCGTGCATCCGGAATGGGAGCCGGAAGCGGCGGCGGCGCTGCATTTGTGGCGGGCGCAGGATCGCAAGGACTGGCAGGAGCATGACGGCCTGGCGCGGCGCATCGGCAATGCGCGGCGCGATATCTACCGCTGCGCCGTCAAACCGCTGGCCGAGCGTTACGGTGTGATCGGCATCGAAGACGTCGACTGGGCGGCGATCGGCCGTCGCATCGATAACGACGGCGCCGACAATGACATCGCGACGGCGACGGCGGCCTATCGGCGGCTGGCGGCACCGGGCATGTTCCTGCTCGAATTGCGGCGCGCGGCAGCGGCGGCCGGCGCGCGCGTCCATGTCCACCGCGGCAAGTCGACCTGGATCTGCCAGGCATGCGGCACCGAACAGGCGCCTGCCGATCCCGCCGCGCTGATCCATACCTGTCCGCATTGCCACGCGGCCTGGGACCAGGACGTCAACGCCGCCCGCAATCTGCGCGCCGCCGCGATGGCGAGCGCTCCGGTGCCGCCCGATGACCCGGCAGCGCTCGCAGACGGAAACGCCGGCAATGACGAGGCGATGGACGATGCAGCATGACATCGGCTATCGCGAACGGCATTCGTCGGGAGCGCTCGCAACGGCGTCGAATTGTGATGGACATGCCGACGGTTGCGGATAGCAGGCTCGAAAACCGATCGCTGCCGGTTCAATGCTGCGAGTTCCTCGGCTGGAGAACATTGCTCCGTCACAGTTCGTCGCTCAGCCGATCGCCGCCGGTTCAACGCGGCGAGATTGGGATGGACTGGTCCCCCGCTTGCTTGATGAAAGTGACGCAACCGATCGCTGCCGGTTCAACGCGGCGAGCCGATGTGTGCAACTACTGTCACGCAACCGATCGCTGCCGGTTCAACGCGGCGGGAGAACAGGTGAACGATCTTAAAGCCAGAAGAAATGCACGCGGTAGCTCCATGGCCACCGCCAGATGATCACGACCGGCACCCAGAACGGCTTGCGCGGACCGCTGTAGCGCCGGTTTCGAAACGCTTTCATGGGCTGCGGACCGTGACCGGCGGGCGCGTGCTCCTGATCTGTTTCGCTACCGCACCGATGATCATCCGCTTGATCGCATTCTCGGCGCCGTCGGCGCCTCCGGCGGCGTTGGCCTCTGCGATCGCCGCCGTCGCTTCCGGCGAGGTCGCTTCCGGCAATCCCGCGGATCCGCGGATCTGCGCCTGCAGCTCTTCGTCGGGAAACAGCGGCATGCCGGCCTTTGCCAGGTTGGCGATGAATGTGCCGAGACCGTCGAGATCGACCCGTTCCGGCATGTCCGGCTTGAATTGCGGCATCGCATCGGGCCGCAGGGCATTGAGACGCCAGCACCGCGGCAGCGCAAAGCGGTTCATCACGTCCGCAATGGCGCTCAGCCAGCCTTCGATCGCGGAATAGAACATATCGACCTTGGTGACCGCGAGGTTGTTGGTGCCGCGCACCTCATGGCCGAGCTTCACGAAATCGCACAGCAGCGTCATCAGCATGTCGAGCTTGTGCCGCTCGATGGTGTCGTTCGCCGACACCGAGCGCGAGCCATGGGCCGGCGTGAGCAATTGAAAATCGTACATGCGCACCGCCGACGGCTTGCCCTCGGCGTCCGTATAGGTATCGCTCGGAATGAGCGCGCCCATCTGCTCATTGATGCGGACGTTGGTGACGAGGTTCTTGTAGGCGGCGAGCGTCGCCGCCGCCTGCGGATTCGAGGCCGCCTGTTCGAGCAGCTGGTTGGGCACCGACATGACGGGGAAACCCGACATGCGCTCGAACAGGATCGCTTCGAGTTCCTCCAGGCGCTTGACGAACCAGTAGCTGCGATAACAATTTCTGAGGACCGATTTACCTTCGGGGTTGTTCTTGTGGGAACTGGGTCTGAACAAAAGAAACTTTTCCGCCGGTATATCGATCAGCTCGCCGACCCATGGCTGCTGAGTGACGCCCGTCACCTCGCCGTTGGTGTCGAAGAACCATTTCAGGATCGTTTCCTGGCCGCGGATCGGCAGCCGTTTCCAGCCGATGCGGCCGTCATTGAACTGACTCGGCGGATGCTCATCCTCCGGCGCAATCGGCGGCGCGAATTTGCGGGTGACCGGATCGAAGGCCGGATCGCGCCCCGGCGTTGGCCCCATGCGGCGCTTGTAGACGATCTCGTTGACGCAGTAGCCGTACGGCAGCATCGACAGCGCTTCGGCGATGAAATCGCCCCACGTGTGGGTCATGTCGCCCATAAGCGACTCGACGAACTTGACCTCGGCGGTGGACTTGCCGCTGTCGCCCGGCGCGTGAACGCGCCAGGCGACGCCGCGCATCGCCTGTTGGATCGCGAACAGCATCGACCCGACGATGGCCGAGTTATCGAGCATTTCGCGATATACGCGAGCAGCTTCACGTCCTACAAGCGCCGATAGAAATTCGTCTCTGACCCAGCCAGAATATTGCCGGAGTCCCCTACTGCCGACGTCGCTCCACAAAAGTCCGTAATTCAGGTGCGGAGCCGGCCACGTTCCGCTGCCATCCATGTAAGGGGAGCGATACGGATTAACTCCTACGTTTCTGTCACGCGTGTCTGAGGAGGCTGGCATCTGCGGCGACTCCAATGATTGTCACCGCTTCGCAACGCTCCTCGCTTCACAGATTCAGGATCGTGTTTACGTCCGACTTGTGCAGCGGAAATGCGTGCTTTCGCTTCGGCAGATGTTTCGAATGAGATAGACGACGTTGCGGGAGTCGCAATTCGCCGGTAGCTTGGCGGCAGCCATTGACGTGCCCTCATCACGTTAGCGGTCAGGCCCTCGATCGCGTTGCCACGCGGTAGAGGGCCGCTTTGTTTATATAGGACGCGTCGCCATACAGTCGGGCTCCTGTTTGGCAGGCGCTGGCGGCGTCGCGCTAGCAGATCATCTACTAAACTTTGCGGTGTGCTTCCGGAAAGCCCATTCGGCGCGGGTTTCTAAGTGATCACGAACCCGATCGGCTCGGGTATGCGCACGATCGTGTCGCCGCTGGCGTCGAGCAGCCCGGTATCGATGAAATCGCCGGCCGGCTCGATCACAATGATGGTCCGCAGCGGCTGCGGCACGTCGAAGCCGTCGTCGATGTCAGCGCGGGACTGCCGCATGCGGCGGCTGGCATAGCGCGTCATGCTGCCTCTCCCGTCACGCGCCGGTAAGCTTCCAGGGCATCAGGCCCGGCCAATTGCGGCATGTACGTCGTATCAACGATTTTGACATGGAAGAAAGGCACGGCCGGCGCCGAACGCCGGCATTCCGTGCCTTCCCGTATGGCCGGGGGCAACGCGACCGGTGCGACGGCCAGGAATCCGGACAGCTTGCGTCTGGTGATCATCACGGTGCTCCCCCTCCCCTCTCCGGCCGTCCGCTCCATGACGGCGGCGGCCCGGCGGTCGCGCCGGGAATATCGCGCAGGCGGCCGGCGATCTCCGGCGGCGCCACAAAGGTCTGCCCCTTGTCCTTGGGCAGCCGGGCAAAGGCGCCGCTCGACGCATCGACCTGGTCTTTCAGGATGAACGCGGGGAACCCGCACAATTCGTCCACATAGTCGGTATTCCAAGGCCCCTCGACCAGATACACGTTGCCGGCTTCGCATTGCGAGGAGAACGGCTCAGCGCGCACGTATTTGTCGCCATCGGCCGCCTCCGGGCGGGCATGAACCACGAAGCCGGCAAGCATCGCGATGAGGTCGCGCGCCTGCGTCTTGCCGGCCTGGCCGGGATCCTGCGGCAGGCTGATCTCGCAATCGCGGCCGTCGATCTCGGCAGTCGCCTTGATCGTCGTGCGGACCTCATGGCCCTCTTCGCGAGTGGTGATGACGTTGGCGACGATGATGCGGCCGTCGACCGTCTTGCCCATCTTGACGCCGGCGGTGCGCGGCGCGCGTTTCTTCTTGGTGGCCGCGAGGTCCCAATGGCGCACCCAATGCGCCGACGACGTCTGGCTGAGCGGCATCATCTTGTCGGCCGGCGGCACCTGCCGGATGATGCGGCCTTCGAACCAGTGGCGCTTGAACAAGCCGCCGCCGCGCGGCGACGGCCGCTGCTGCAGTTGTCCGGCGACGCCGAAGGCGCCGAGCGGAACCTTGTCGCGATCGACCACCCAGCGCGGGAACCGCTCCGGCCACAGCAGCTCGCCCTCTTCGGTACGCGGATCGCGCATCGGTTCGCCGGCCTTGCCGAACAGGCAATCCGTTTCGTTGAGCAGCGGCGAGATACAGCAGCGGTCGACCTCGAATTCCATCGGCAGCATGACGACGATGTAACCGAAGTGTTCGTCGATGGCGATGCCGGACAGGTCGCCCTGGTGCAGGCGCTGCATGATCAGCACGATCGCCGACGTCGCCGGGTCGGCCATGCGCTGCGATGCCGATTCGCGGAAATTGCGCACCGTGCGCTCGCGCGTCGCGTCCGACTCCGAACTGTCGATCGAATGCGGATCGTCGATCAGCAGCCGGTGGCCACGGCCGCCGGTCAGCGAGCCGATGGGGATGCTCTCCCGCCAGCCGCCCTTGTCGTTCTCGAACGACATCTCGGCGGCGCGGATGAGCCGCATCGGCCACAGCGCCTGATACTTCTCGCTTTCGACCAGCGTGCGCATGCGCCGCGAGTCGCGGGCGCACAGGTCGTCACGGTGCGAGGTGGCGACGTATTGCAGCCACGGCAGCCCGCACGCGCCCCACTCCCAGGCAGGCCAGAACACGTTGACGATGAGGCTTTTCATCGTTCCCGGCGGCACGTTGGCGAGCAGACGGTTGCTCAAGCCCATGGCCAGGAACTTGCCGAAGGTGATCGCCTCCAGATGCGCACACAGGAAATCGATGTTCCAGCCGTGCAGGTAGGGCATGCCCGGATGGAGCAGCGGAAAGAACTCGCGGATGAAGCCTGCCAGGGTCCTGCAGCGGTCGCGGCAGGCCTGCGGATCGCGCTCCCATTCGGCGCGGGCAGCTTCAATCGCCCGGCGGCGTCTCTCGACCCGGACCACTTCGAGCGGCGGCACCAGCGCCAAGAATTTCTTCGAGCGCCGCAAGCTGCGCGTCGGTGAGGTGGGAGACGTCGACATGGTGCTGGATCGGTCCGCCGTCCTTGCCCGCGACTTCGGCGCGCACGATTTCTTTCCAGTTCATCCGGCACTTGGTCCACCAGATCGCGGCGGTGACGTTGCCCTTGGTGGCCTGCTGGTAGAGTGACTTGACGACGTTGGCGTTGGCCTTGACGGCGCCGATCGCGAGTTCGGCCTTGAAGTTGGCCCGCAGCGTCTTTTCGCTGAGCGGCTTGCCGGTATGCGGATTGACGATCAGAAGGCAGATGTCGCGGTGCAGCAGGCCAAAGCCGGCGACCGTTTCGACCGTAGTGCGATTGTCGGCCGTCGGCTCGAAGCGCGGGTGGCCCCGGGTCTTTTTCCGCCCCGTTTTCCGCCCCGTCGAGCGCCTTTTTATCAACGGGAAGTATTCCCGGAATCACGCCGGTCAGGCGTATTCCGCCACCTCGGGCGACGGCTCGCGCCCGTCTTGCGGCGCACTTTGCTGATGGCGTTCATTCTGCACCTGCGCGAAGGTCTTGCCCGCCAAATCGCCGTGAAGGAGCGTCGCCTCGAGCCCGGTGAATTTCTGCCACCGGATGATCGACAGGTCGCAATAGACCGGCGCCAGCTCCATGCCGAAATGCGCGATGTTCTTGCGCTCGGCGGCGATCAGGCTGGAACCGCTGCCGAGGAACAGGTCAAGCATTGCCGCCGCTTTCGGTGCCGCCGTTTCGATCACCCATTCGGCCAGCGCGACCGGCTTCTGGGTCGGGTGCATGCGGCGCTCGCCGCGCTCCGAGGCCTTCATCAGGCCATTCCATTGATGCCGAAACAGCCGCGCGACCTGGTCGCAATTCGTCCATGCCATTTCGATATCGGCGAACGATCCCGATACCTCCTTGTCCCATACGAACCAGCAGCGCGACGGCGGCAGCGCGTTGGCGTAATAGTTGCCGCCCCATAGCACCAGTGTCGGGACGCCGATGTCGGCGAGGACCTTGTAAGCCGCGATCGCGGTGTCGGTGCTGTCGTCGCCGATCACCTCGGCGTAGACGCCGGTCTCGATGATCGCGCCGGGATTGCTGCTCAGTGCTGCTTTGCCGTGGCCGTGCACCCGGCCGGCCGGCCTGCGCTCGTTCTTGATGGCGCCGCCCTTGACGACGTGGATGCCATAAGGCGGATCGCAGTTCGCGAGATCAGGCTTGGCGCCGCCAAGCAGCTGCTCGACGTCGGAATTCGCCATCGCGTCCCCGCACAACAGCCGATGCCTGCCCAAGTTCCACAGGTCGCCTAGTCGCGTTACCGGACCGGCCAGCGGCTCCGGCATCGCATCCGGGTCGCCCTGCCCTGCCCCGCGTCCCGCCGGCGCCAGCAGGTCCTCGAGCGCGCCGGTCTCGAAGCCCAGCACGCCAAGATCGAAGTCGAGCGCCTTGAGCTCGCCCAATTCCAGCCGCAGCAGCTCATCGTCCCAACCCGCCCGCAAGGCGGTCTGATTGTCGGCGATGACATAGGCGCGGCGCTGCGCGTCGGTGAGGTGGGCGAGTTCGATGCACGGTACTTCGGCCAAGCCCAGCTTACGGGCCGCCAGCACCCGGCCGTGGCCGGCGATGATGCCGGAGCGCGCATCGATGAGCACCGGATTAGTCCAGCCAAACTCGCGAATCGAGGCGGCGATGATTTCAATTTGGTCCGGGCTATGTAGGCGTGGATTGTTTTTGAACTCGACTAGCTCGTGCGTCCCCACAAGTCGGTAAGGCGGCAATTCCGCCTGCGACACAACGGGAACTTTGACCTTTTTTGCAACAGTCATGCTCCAGTTCCGCGTATAGTGCGAAGCGGTACCGCTGCTGAAACAGCGGCACCGCCTCTAACCAGTCAGACGATGGAGCGTCCGGTGGCTGACAGCGATCTTAGAACTAATCTGTGTGCATGTGGCTGCGGCGAACCAGTCAAGCCCGCTCGGCATCCTCGGGTCAACAGGTTCATTACGGGCCACAACAGCCGTGTGCGGCGCAAGCCTCGTTTCCAGTTCACCTGCAATCAGTGCGGTAAGGTATCCGAAGGCACCGCCCGAGCGGTGCGCAACCGCTCTTATTGTTCAAAGGAATGCCGCGACGCATTTCGGAGAGAACGGGTCGGAACTGCGCATCCTCACTACAAGCGGGTCGAGCGGACTTGCCAGAACTGCGGCATTCCTTTTGTGGTGATACCCAGCAGGTCGAGTTACTGCTCGATGGAATGTGGACGCCGGGGTCGGGTACGGAAGATGGCCGGCAAGCCGCGTCACCGCAAAGGTCCCCAGGCCGGTATACGAGCTGCGAAGAAGCGCGATGAGTTCGCCTGCCGCATCTGCGGTTTTGACACCGTGGTTGCCGGTCATCACATCACGCCGAGGCGCGCTGGCGGGTCGAATAACATCGAAAACATCATCACGCTTTGCCCCAACCACCACGCGATGGTCCATGCCGGTCTGCTCACAGCCGCTGATCTGCAGGCGGCCATGCCGACCGAGCCGCCTAGCCCCATGCCGGTCAGGTTCCGCCCGAAACACGTGATGAACTACCGGATGATTCGTACCTGACGGTCCTCAAAATGGGCGCCGGAAGCGGACAACGCGCACGTCCATGGGAACGTTTTTGTCGGCAAAAGCCCGCGCCTCAGCAGCATGATTAAACGGCCGCGCGAGGCTATGCGCGCCAGTCCAAAAGACCTCGCCTCGCTGATTTTGCGTCAAATAGTGATGCGGCAAATCTCGGCTTTCGATCAAATGGACGGGCTCCAGATCTTGCACAGGCGATCTCCCTCAAATCAAAAGGCCCCCACTGACGCGAGGGCCCTTCTCTCACCTCCGGCAGCGCCGGCTACTTTGGAGCAGCAGCCTTGCGCTTGCGCGGCGTGGCCGGCGTCTTGCGCTTCGCCGTAGTCTTGGCGCGCGCCGGACGTCCCGGCTGCTTGGCGGCGGCTTTCCGCGGCGCCGCTTTCTTTTTCGGGGCAGTGGCCATCTGTATCCTCTCGCCCGCGCCGATATCCCGGCAGCGAGCAAGATCACAACTTGCGCGCTACGTCCAGCATTTCGATGCACAGAGCCCGATGCAGAGGGGGTTGCAGTCCGATATCCGCATGTTGGCGACGGAGCTTCCCGGGGATAGGCGCGGGCAACGGATACCGGACCGCATCTGATTGTGTTCACGATCCGCCGGCATAAAGCAACGGCTATTTCACATCCGCCTGGCCGCCGATGAGAAACCGGCTGAGTGCGCGGGCGGCGGCATGATCAGTGCCGCAGGCCGTCGAGAGGATCGTTGAAATCGTCTTCACGTCGCGCACTCGCGCCATCACGCCGTCGAGGTGGCGGAGGTCGCGATCGATTGCGCGCATCTCTTCGATGGTCAGCATGACATGGCACGGCTGCGGCCATGCCGGCGCCACGGCTGAACGGCAGGCTGATCTGGCCGCAGATCCGCGTTTGCGATCGATTGCGACGACGTCGCCCATCGTAATGGCTGACTCTCTTGGCTGTTGCGGCTGGGGTCCATCGCCGGTGTACCGAACCCTTATGCGCCCCCTAAAACTTGACGGTGACGCTCGGCCGCCGCGCTTCGGTGAACTGGCGCTGCATCGCCACCACCTTGTCCTCGATGAGCCTGTCGCGCAGTTTGTCCGCGAGGTCGAGGAATGCCGCGGCGTCGAGCACCGGCACAATGCCCTTGAACCTCGGAACGCTGCCGCCGGTCACCAGGATAGAGCCCTTGCCGGGGAAATCTTCCGTAAAGCCGTCGTGACCCGGCTGGCCGAGCTTGCGCAACTCGGCTTTCAGCGCATCGGCGTCAAGGTCGTCCTTGAGGACCTTGCGCACCGCCGCCTTGAGGCCGTCGACCGTGTCGTCGCTCGCCTCGGCGTACTTGCGCAGTTGCGCTTTGAGGTCGTCGAGATCACGGAACAGCTCCGCATGCTTGACGTGCAAGTCGATGCAGCGTTCGGCGATCGCGCGGCGGTCATCGTCGCTCATGCGAATCTCCTAAGCCGGGAACAAAAATACAGGATTTCAGGCGGCTGGTCCAACCAGCTCGCGCGATGGCAGGCCGTCCACGGCGGGCAAGGGTACGATCGAGGTGTCCGGCGCATAGGACGGCGCCGCCGCGATCAGGTCGCGGATATGCGCTTCGAACGGGATTAGCGCCCGCAGTAGCAGGTGCGCCTCGTTGAGCAGCCGTCCCCGGTATTCCCATTGATCGAGCACCAGCCCGGTGGCGTCCCGGGACAAGCCGATGCGCGCGGCGATCACTTCGAGCTGGCTGCGGTAGCGGCCGGCAATCATCGCTTCGAGCTGCAGCGCGAAACAGACTTCCGTCAGCGCGGCCTCGCGCTCGGCCAGCCGCACTTCGACGGCGAGTACAGCAAGACTGGTCGGGGAGGCGGGCGGGCTCATGCCCGCAGTGAATCACGCGGCACTGCTTGGCGCGAAGAGATTTCACCGGCCTGAGTCAATTCGCCACGCTATGGGAAAGACACATCATGACGCGCAATCCAGATGGATGTCAATCGGGGCGAGTCCGCCATGGCGTCGCGGCCGGGCGGATTCGGCGCGGCTGACAGCGGGAGATAGGTCCAGGACGACAGCCGCCAGCCGGCCGCGCGAACCATGTCGATGTCATCGCCTGGCCCGAGGCCGGCGAGCGAGCTGCGCCGCTCGCGGCCGGCATATGCCGTCTCGAAGGCCGCTTGCATCGTATCGCCCAGGAACCAATGGACGAGGGCCGGATCATCCTCCGGCCAGACCGTGAGACGCACGCCCTGCCATCGCCCGCGAGGACGGACGTTCGCCTTCAAGTCCGGGAATGGCGGATGCCGTTTCACGTCAGAAGGACGCTTTTGGCCGTCTTTGGCGGCCAGGGCCCCTGTGCGCGATACCGCTTGTTTCGAGTGAACGTGCCGCAACTCTCGAGTTGCCGGATACCAGCATCGCTCGCCATGGTGACCATGCAGTCGCAGTGTGTAGGAGGCCCAGGGCGCGCCTCCGGCTTTGGCTCCGGCGGCCGAGTGCAGACATGCTGCAGCCCGGGCGGGATTCACGGCCGCGACGATAACGGCAAATGCCGCCGCGAGGATGCGCAGCCGGCTCGACCTCATGCCGGCCTTTATCATGCTGACCCTTTCCGGGGCGCAGGCGGTCCGCGGACCGGCCGAGCGCCGCGCAGGACTTCGCCGCCCTGGTTGCGGCATTGCGACGGCCGCCGCAGCATCGCGGCTTGCTCGCGGGTCATCTGCTGGTGCGAGGGCCGATGCAGCCCGGCGAGCACGCCCGGGTGGCCGTGCCGTTCCGCCGCGTTTCGCCACGGCGCCCATGGCGCCGCCGGCTGCAGCACGGCAGTCGCGGCCAGCCGGCCGGCCAGTGTCGCGGCAAGAATTTCAAGGGCGACATGCCAGGCGCAATACTCGGCGCGCTCGGCGACCAGGTGGCGCGGATCGGGCCGCCATTTGAGCGGACAATAGGCGCCCTGGCGATAGACGTCCTTGCGGACCGGCGGACAGGGAAATGTCCCGATCTGCACCAGTTCACGGCCGAACGCGTCCTTCATCGGCCGTTTGAAGACAATCGGCTCATCGATGAGCACTTTCGGCTTGCCGTTCGGGCCCGTCATCCATGACGGCCGCGGCCGTTCGGCGGTCCATTTCGGGCGCGTGCCCATCCGGGCATGGACCGTGACCGTTCCGGCCATCGCGGCGAGCGCCTCGACGCCGATGGCGACCGCATCGAAATCGATCGGAATGCCGCACGTGAGCGCCGTCATCTCGTTGTCGCCGAACCCGCAGCCGGCATAGGCGGCGAGGTTGCCCACCGCGGTCTCGATGGCGAGCGAGTCCGGATGCGGATCACCGGCGGCGGCGGGAAAGCCGGGCTCGCGGATGGGACCATCGGAGGCGCCGTGGTCGCTCGCGGCCTCTGACATGCAGGACGATGACGGATAGCCGATCATCGCCCAGGCGCCGCCGCGCCGGCCGCGCTTGGGGATTTCGTCGCGATACGCCCAGCGCAGGGCCATTTCGATGTCGAGGAAGCGTTTTGCGGGCACCTGCATCATGTGATGAGCCCTGGCCGGTATCGATCAGGCTTTCACAGCTCATGCGGCGTGGCAAGACGTCATCGCAACGCCTTGCAATACAACGCAAAATGGGAGGAGCGCGGACGGCCTGCTGCTGCGAGGTGCTATCCCAGCACTGCGCCGGTGACGGCATCGATGCGCAGGCCGTGCAGCGGGCAGGTGATGACGCCGCCGTCCGCCTGGATCGAACCCAGCGCCGCGTGGCGGTGCGGGCAGATCCAGCCGCTTTTCCCCTTGGCGCATTGCCGGCCGGCGAAATGCGCGCGCAGCACATCAAGCGGGCCCGTGTTCCGCCGTCCGCTGACCTCCCACGGAACGTGCACCCTGACGCATTTGCGCCGCTTCATGACCGGCGCCGGCAACGGCGGCTCGCCGCGATAGGCATGCAGCGGATAGCTAAAGACCCGCCACGGATCCTTGAACGACGCCGGCAGGAAACGGGCATCGACGTGGAAATGATCGTCGGGAAAGTGCAAGAACTCGCGGTCCTCGTGCAACGGCCCGATCACCGGCCAGGCATCGAGATGATTGAACCACTTGGCCCGCACGATCGGCACCAGGTAGAACCGGCCTGCGATCAGCGGCGAGGTCTGGCGGTCGGCGCGCTCAATCATGGCTTCGTTCACCGGAGGTCCAAGCTGGGGCGAGATCGGCCCGCATCCCGGCTTTTACGGACTCGATCTCAGCGGCGATCGCGGCGTCGGCCGTGATCCGTTCCGTGACCTTGCGAACGGCGTGCAGCACGGTCGTATGGTCACGGCCGCCGAACCGGCGGCCGATTTCCGGCAGCGATCGCAGGGTCAGCGTCTTGGCCAGGTACATGCCGACCTGGCGCGGCCACACCACGTCCTTGGTGCGCCGCACCGACAGCAGGTCAATGCGGCCGATGTGATAGTGGCGGCCAACGGCCCGAAGGATTTCTTCGACTCGCGGCACGGCTGGTGTGATTTGCGCGGTGACGGTCTCGATCTCCTGTGCCGCGCGCTCGACCGACGGCGGCAAGCCGTCGGCCATGAAGGCAGCAAGGAGACGATCCAGAATGACGGCCATGTGGCCATCGCCGGGCTCCATCGCGGCGATCCTGGCGATCACACGGTCATTGAGTGCCCGTGCGAAGCTGTCATGTCCGCGGGCCGCCTTGGCGGCGATCATCGCCCGCAGGATGCTCGACCGCGCCTGCTGGTCGGGATAGCCGATCCCGACGCAAAAGCCGATTCGCGTGCCGGTCAGGAAACGGAGTTCAGCCGCCGTGACTGAGGCGGCGAGCAGGACCTGCCGCCCTTCGCTGATCATCACGTCGAGGATCTGGCACAACGCCGCCTGGGCCGCCCGCGTGGTGACGGCCTGAATGTCGTCGATGGCGATCAGATCGCGCGCATCGAGGGCCATCGCCTTGAATGCGGCGATGTTGTTACAGGCCGCCAGCGAGTTGCAGGAAAGATAGAGGCCGGCGGCATCCCGCACGGCGCCGGTCAGCAGATGCGTCTTGCCCAGGCCGCAGCCGCCATGAATGAAGATCGGATTGAACTCATGCTGCCCGTTCCTCCGGGTCTCGGCTACGGCATTCTCGACCGCCGCCTGCGCCATGCGGTTGCCGGTATAGGCCACGAAATTGTCGAGCCGCAGCGCCGGATCAAGCTTTTGCGCCGGCCGTTGTGCTTGCACCGGCTGGCCACCGTGCTGCACCGGCTGGCAGTCCCGCTGCACCGGCGCGGCGGCCGGACGCTCCGGCTTGCGCTTCGATTCCGGCCCCATGGTCCGGGTGCTGACGATGATCCGCGCGATCGCCGGATCCTCGGTGCGCCAGGCAGCCAGGATGCGATCGATATAATGCCCCATGATGAAAGTCCGCAGGAACGCGGTCGGCGCCGACAGGCTGACGGCATGACCGGCGACACCGGCCAGCTCCAGCCGGCTGAGAAAAGCGTCGAATTTGACGGCGCCGAATTCGGCGCGCAGGACGCTGCAGACCTTCGACCATTGGCGTTGGCGCAACGTGACCTCCGCGCCATGCGCCGCGATCAGCGCCTGCATTTGCCCACTGCGCTTGAGTGTCCCGGCGAGTCCTTCGCCGCCGTGCTGCACGCGGAA